CAGCGTCAGGTAGTTGACCTTGCGGTCTAGCGCCTGAATACGCTGCTGAATGTCAACCAGCAATTCCTTCTGCACTGCATGTGCGGTACCACCCCCACCCATTGGCGGCGGGGCTCCGTTTTCAAGCAGTGCCTTTTCAAGTTTGTCGAGTGGGTCTTCTGACATGGCTCACCTCCACCCCGAAGTTTATGCCCATGAATGAAACCATCGAAGTCGAGGTCGTTGACCCCGAAGCTGAGCAACGCAAGTTAGAGGAGCGCCTGCAAGCCTTTGGCGCTGGCCTCGCTGCTCAGCGCGATGAGTGGGTGCGTATGCGTTCTAGCTACGGTGCTGATAAGCGCTGGCGTGACGATTTGGACCAGTACGAGTCCAAAGACGCCGCCAACCGTTCAGCCAGCCAGATGATGGAGTCGGTTGAACAAGGCTTCCCCATCACCAGCAACGGCGCCGCCCCGCATCGCTCGACAGTGTTTATCGGCATGACTAGGCAGAAGACCAACTCCGCCGAGGCGCGGCTGGCCGACATCCTGCTGCCAACCGACGACCGCAACTGGGGCATCGAGCCCACGCCCCAGCCCACGCTCTCCAGCATGGCCATGTCCAACGCCCAGGCGACGGACGTGAACACTGGCCAGCCAGTGCCAGCCAAACAGGTGGCTAAGGTCACGATGGATATCGCCCGCCAAGCTTCCAAGGCGATGGAGACCACCATCGAGGACCAGCTCACTGAGTGCGACTACAACGGCGAGGTGCGCAAAGTAATTCATGACGCCGCGGTGCTAGGCACTGTGGTACTCAAGGGATGCGTGGTCACAAACCGCGTGCGTAAGGCGTGGACCACCATGACCGACGCCTTTGGCGAAACCGTCCATAGCCTTGAGCTGGTGCAAGAGCTAAACCCGGCCAGCTACCGTGTTGACCCCCGTAACGTGTGGCCCGACCCGGCGTGCGGCGAGAACATCCACAACGGCCGGGGTATCTACGAGCGCTCCCAGATGACGGCCAAGCAGGTGCGGGAGCTAGCCAAACAACCCGGCTACATGCCCGAGCAACTGCGTAAGGTGCTCGAAGAAGGTCCCAAGCGCAGCGCCGTGCTGCAAGACATCCGCGAGGAAACGGAGCAAGACGCCTCGCGCGCCACCTTCGAGGTCTGGGAATACTGGGGCGAGGTGGATACCGAAGACCTCCGCGCCGCTGGCGTTGAGTGCGAAGACGATGAGCTGCGCGCCATCAGCGCGTGCGTGGTGGTGATCAACTCGACGGTGGTCAAGGCTTTCCTGAACCCCATTGACGACGGCGATATCCCGTTTGACTTCTTTAACTGGGAGCGCGTGGCTGACTCGGTCTGGGGCTACGGCATCCCTTACCTGATGCGCAGCCAGCAGCGGGTGCTCAACGCCGCGTGGCGCCAGCTCATGGACAACGCCGCGATCAGCTCAGCACCCCAGATCGTGGTCAAGCCCGGGACGATATCCCCGGCAGACAAAAACTGGCAGCTCACCAGCCGCAAGATTTGGTTTGCCACCGAGGACGCCGACGACGTCCGTAAGTCGTTCACGACCTTTGAGTTCAACAGCCATCAGGCTGAGTTGGCAAACATCATTCGTATGGCTGCCGAGCTGGCCGACCAGGAAACCGGCGTGCCCATGCTGATGCAGGGTGAGAAAGGCAGCGCCCCTGACACCGTGGGTGGCATGCAACTGCTGATGAACAACGCCAACGTGGTGCTGCGCCGCCTGGTCAAACAGTTCGATGACCAGGTCACCCGGCCGCAGATACGCCGGTACTACTACTTCAACATGATGCACAGCGACGACGCCAACATCAAAGGCGACTTCACTGTGGACGCCCGTGGCTCAAGCGCCCTGCTGATCAGAGACATTCAGAACCAAAGCTTCCTGAACCTACTGGCCGCCGGGGCCAACCCCGTCTACGGCATGTACCTCGATACCCAGAAGCTGTTTGAAAAAGCCCTGCAAGCCCAGCACATCGATCCGGCCGAGGTCTTTAAGCCCGAGGAAGAGATCGAGCAAATCAAGCAGCAGCAAGCCCAAGCCGCCCAACAAGGCCAGCAAGCTGACCCGAGGCTTCAGGCTGCACAGATACGTGCCCAGTCGGAGATGCAGCGCACCCAGTTCCAAGCTCAGTCCGACATGGCTGAGCTGCAGACGCGCCAGCAGATCGCAGCGACCAACGCTCAACTGCGGATGCAGGAGCTGGCTATGCAGCGCGAGATCGAGATGCTGAAGATGGCCAACGAGCAGAATCTAACGCTTGAGCAGATCAAAGCCAAGTTGGCCGATACAGCGATGCGCGAACGCAGCCGCAAGGAGTTGTTTGCTGCCGAACAGCGCTTGAAGCTCGTTGCGGGATCGGGTATATAGCATGGCCGCTGCAGGAAACTACGTCGCCCAGCTATTTCTAGCCCGCGACCTCGCCCATCGTGCCCATCTGGGGACGTCGAGCTACGCCCAGCACGTGGCGCTGAACGAGTTTTACCTGGGCATCGTCGACCATGCCGATGCCTTTGCCGAAGCCTACCAAGGCCAGTACAACGAACTATTGGATATCCCGCTGCTGGATTCCGAGTACGAGGGCGAGATAGCCGACGTGCTTGAGCAGGTCATGGCGTGGATTCAAGACAACCAGGAACAGATATGCCCACGCGAACTAAGCAGCCTGCACAACCTAATCGACGCAGCAGTCGAGCTGTTTCAACGAACACTGTACAAGTTAAGGTTTCTAAATTGACCGAATTTGAGGCGCGACTCTTGGCCCATGAGCAGGTATGCGAACAGCGCTACGCAAACATCCAGCTCAAGTTTGACAACATCGATGATCGCCTTGACGGAGTCAACGCCCGCCTCAAACGGATCGAGCAAGGCTTGGTCGCCAGCGCCGCTTTCATCATCACGTTGCTTTTAGCCCTTGTGCTAAAGATTCAATAAAGTTATAAACCGAGCCATAGCAACTGTGATTGATTTCTCCTCTCCTGCTTGGCACCAAATAAAAAAATATGCCCAGCAGGAGTTGGAGAGAGCCCGTATCGCTAACGACGCCCAGTTATCTGAGGCGCACACCGCCGCCCTACGCGGCGAGATCAAAGCTTTAAAAAAATTGCTTGACCTGCCTAACCAGGCACGTCGAGCTGTGGTGGTCGAGTCGGACCTCTAGTCCCGCTCGACTAAATACGTGAGCCGCCTTCGGGTGGCTTTTTTTATGGAGCAACCCTAGTGAGTGAAGAAAACACCCAGCAATCAGCCGAGGAAATTTGGCAACAGGAAGCAGCCAAGCTTGAGGCCGGCGATACGCCCGCCCCAGAGGTTGTGCCTGAGGTAGCTGCCCCTTCTGAAGAGGAGGTGCCGCAAGCCGAGCCGGAGCCAGAGCCGCAGCCGGAGGTTAGCGACCCACTGGATGGCTTACCCGACGCCGTCAAGGCCAAACTGGCCGAGATTGATGAGCTAAAAAAAGCCAATGCTCAATTACTGCACCACGTCAAATCGACTGAGGGTCGAGTGGCTGCCATGCAGCGAGAAGCGCAGATAGCCCGTCAAGCGGCCAAAGCCGCAGATGACGCGCCCACGTCTGGTCAGATAGCTGCCGCATCCAAGAACCCCGAGAAGTGGGAAGCTCTCAAGCAAGATTTCCCCGAGTGGTCAGAGGCCATGGAGGAGTACGTCTCCGCCAAATTAGCCACCCAGCCCAAGACACAGCCCGCCGTCAGCGCACAGCAGATCGCCGGTTATGTCCAACAGCAAGTGGCGCAAACCCGTGCAGAGATGCAAAAAGCGTTTGAGGAATCGCGCGTCGAGGATCGACACGGCGACTGGAAACAGACGGTGCAAACCCAAGAGTTTGTGTCCTGGTTCCAGATGCAGTCCCCCGAAGTGCGTGCGCTGGCTCAGTCCAACGCAGCCAAAGACGCCATCCGCATGCTCGACATGTACGAACAGGCCAAGACCAAACCCGCTAAGGAAGTCAAGCAAGAGCGCAGTGCACGACTCGCGGCAGCCGCGACAACCCCCCGAGGCCAGACCACACCCCCAGCCAAATCGCTGGACGACATGTCGGCCGAGGAACTCTGGAACTACGAAGCCAAGCAACGTGCCCGTACCGCGGCCGAGCGCGGCTTTTAACTTTTAAGGAACTTTCACCATGGCTATTCAAAACTATGGCACCGTTGCGTCACGGAACCTAATCCGTGCCGCACAGGGCATGCTTGAGCATGCTCAACCCATCACCGTACTCGGTGATTTCGGCACCCAGCGGGAAATGCCCAAGAACTCCACCGACACGTTGGTGTTCCGCCGCACTCTTCCCTTTGGCGCGTCGACCTCCGGCACCACGATCGAAGGCAGCAGCCGCTACGTTGGCACCCCCAGCGTCACGGCCAGCGACTTCGTATTGGCCGAAGGCGTGACCCCGTCCAGCAACACCATCAGCTTCCAAGACGTCACCGTCCAGCTTCAGCAATACGGCGTACTGTTCAAGTACTCCAGCAAGGCTGAGAACCTGTACGAAGACGACATCCCCGGCGAGATGGTCAAGCTAACGGGCGAGACCATGGCCGAAGTGATGGAGCAGGTGCGCTACGGCGTGTTAAAGGCTGGCTCGACGGTTCTGTACAGCAACGGCTCCAGCCGTGCCGCTGTCAACACCGCGATCACCTTGAACGCCCTGCGTAAGGCTGCCCGCACGTTGGAGTCCAACCGTTCACGCCGCGTGACCTCGCGTCTCGCCCCAGGCGTTGACTTTGGTACGCGCGCTGTGCAGCCAGCCTACATCGTGTTCTGCCACACCGACGCCGTGGCCGACGTGCGCAACCTCGCAGGTTTCACCCGCGTGGAAGAGTACGGCAGCTACAAGCCCATCCACGACCGCGAGATCGGCGCCTGTGAAGACTTCCGCTTCATCAGCTCGCCGCTGCTCAAGTCGTT